TTGTCGCTCCTAAAAGTTTTATTAAATGGGTCTGCCATCATCAGTAATTAGAAAACCAAATCTAATTAGACAAAGCCAGCAATGAAGCTGGCAATGTTTCGGCGTTTAAGCGTCCTCCAGCTGGTCAATTAAATGTCTAGCTACTTCTTCACCAGCAAACCAAGATAAGGCGTTTTTGATTAACATTTTTTCATCTCGGTTGTCAGTTTCGACACAAAATAAAACGTTGCCTACTTCGTCATCACTTATGTCCATATTTTTTAAGCAATTAAAGCTAAGTACAAACTCAATCATTCCTTGCCCAAATTCAAAAGACATTTCTTTTACTAATTCGATAATCTCTTTTCTATTTTCATTAAAAAAACTTGTTGTTTCTGAATAATAAACAAAACCACCATAGCCACCATCTATGCCATAATTAGTAATGTTTCTTAAATCTTCGATACAATCAGGATCATTTAAATCATCGTAACCAAGATTTTCTATAACTGCGTTAATAAGTTTTTTATTCATTTTGTCGCTCCTTGTTTGATAGTGTCTGCCATCATCAGTATTTAAGAAACACCTTAAATAGACAAAGCCAGCAATAATGCTGGCAATGTTTCGGCTATTTCCAATAATCGCATTTAAGATCAAATTTTTTATATAACGGAATCATTATTTTTTTAATTCCGTCAACATCATCAGAGTGTAATTGTTCCTCTTTATGATCTACCATTAATTGATATTGATATGATTCTGTAAGTATACATACTAATTCAATAAATTCCTGATCAGTTAAATCTATTCTTTTCATAGCTAAACTCCTCTAATCATAGTTGACCAAGCTTTAGCCATTTGTTTGCTCGCAAATTTACGCCCAATTTCATCAAGATATTGAATTTCTTTATGTATAATTGGATCAAGCATTTGAACTGCATCAGACCAGCAAACCTTTTTTTCAGGCTGGATCAAATCCTCAATATCAATTGTGCCAAGACATTTAGAAATATTATTATTCAGATCGTCCATTATCTGCCTCCTGAATTTAATTTAAATGTAAGGTAAATATTAAAAGTTAGAATAAACTGAACTAATATAAATAAGCCTATATCATAATAGCCGTAATATTCGTTAAACTCCTGAACTATGTTTTTTAGCAATACCAGGCAAATTGATATTGTTACAATTACAGATAAAGGAATTAAATTTTTTAGATTTCCTTGCATATTGTCGCTCCTTTTAAAGTTATGTTGATTCATACGATCAACTTTGTTCAACATCGTAAATTATTTCTGTATATAAATCAAACTTATTTTGTAATAAAATTTATTTAAGCAGCATCAAAAAAATAATTAGGAATTTCTGCAATGAATGAGATTAAAAAAAGCGATCTTACAAATAAACAGCAAAACTTTATTCATTACTTAGTAGCCGAGAATAAAAATCCTACGGAAGCTTGTAGAATGGCTGGTTACTCATATCCTAAAGAAACAGCTTATAAGCTAACTAGGAATCCAGCCGTAATAAATCTAATTCGGCAAGAAAGACAAAGACTGTATGCAACTGATCTCGCCACAATTGCCGTAAATACATTAAAAGAAATAATGCAAGATGTAGATACGCCAGCATCAGCAAGAGTTTCAGCAAGTAGAACTGCATTAGAACTAGCTGGCGACATAGGAAAGAATGCAATAGATCACGATAGTAATAAAGATTTGTCAGAGTTAACGCCTGAACAATTAACCAGACTGATTGACAATTGGGAAGAGCAAAGATCAAAAATGGCTAAGCCAATTAACTAATAGCAACGCAACTAAGTCAGTAAACCTAGAGAACATATAAGGTTTAAATAGTTTGTTATGCACTATTAATGATTTTTTGCCTCGATATTATATAGCCAGCCCACCCCCTTGGGGTGTTCGCCGTAGCGCCTGGTATATTATCATGACCTCCCATACAAATTTTCTGAAAAAATCAATCTTTCAACTACTTGAATGTTGTTGAAATAAAAGATAAACTAATTTCAACATTACGAATCATGGGGTAATTACATGGCACAACCAACGCCGTATTCGAGGCAGTTTAACTTTAACGACTTTGCCACAACTTCTCCGTCAAATCCATTACCAGGTGTTCAAGTAGACAACGAGTTTAACAAACTTAAAACAAACCTAGACGGATTAAATGCAAACATTGGTCTTATACAAAGAGATGATGGCAAGATAGCTAATCAATCGGTACACAAAAACTCATTTGATACAGACGCTTTAGCTTTGATAGGCGTATCAGGATTTACAGTAGACGGCGATTGGTCAGCGTCAAGGGCGTATGCCGTCAGCACGATTGTTAACTTTAACGCAGCTACTTATCTATCAACAATAGCACATACATCAGGAACTGTGTTTGCTACAGATTTAAACGCTGGCAAGTGGATATTAATAGCTAACGCTGCAATAAACACATCATCGTCAGCCGTAGATAAGTTTGAGGGCGATGGCTCAACAAATCAATTTACATTATCATTTTCGTATTCGTCAGAAACAGATTTTCTTGTTTTTGTTAACGGAGCATTGCGAAACCCAAACGATGACTACACAATATCTGGAAATACTCTTACGCTGGCAACTCCCCCTAGCACCCCATCTGTATCAGGTAATGAGAATGTGATCGTTTGGGGTGCAAGCGTAACTGCACAAAGCGCAAAAGATGCAGCTGCAACATCAGCTAGTAACGCATCAGGTTTTGCCACGGCTGCACAAAACGCACAAACGGCTGCTGAGTTAGCGTTAGACACATTTGATGATAGATTCTTGGGAGCAAAGGCATCTGATCCAACGTTAGACAATGACAACAACGCTCTTTTAACTGGCGCTCTATATTTTAATACGACTAACAACATCATGCTTGTGTATACTGGTTCAGCATGGATTACTGTAAAGCCGTCTACAAGCGAGCAAACAAATATAAATACATTAGCTGGTATATCAGGTTTATCAACATTAGCGTCTAATTCAGGAGATGTAACTTCAGCTGCAAACATAGCAACTGAAATAGGAACTGTAGCTGGTATATCTAGCGAAATTCAAACTGTTGCTGGGGATAGTGTTGCAATTACTGGTGCAAGCGCTGAGGCAACAAAAGCACAGAATTACGCTATAAAAGTAGATGGCGTAATACCTACAACTTCTGACGCATCATCTAAGGCACACGCAATAGGCGATAACGGATCTGTTGTTACAAATATAATTGGTTCTGCTAGGGAATGGGCGATTGGTGGTGGTACAACTCCAAACGCAACAACTCATGTAGATACTGGAGATGAGTATTCTGCAAAAGGATATGCAGTAGGAGCGTTAGATAGAGGTCAAAATACTGGCAAGCATTCTGCAAAAGATTGGGCAAGTTACACGGCTGGCACAGTAGACGGCACATTGTTTTCTGCAAAGTATTATGCACAACAAGCAGAGGCTAGTTCAACATCATTTTCTAATGTTTACCAGGGAACTCATGCGACTGATCCGAGTGGTGGTTCTGTTAGTGCTGGGGATTTGTATTACAATTCATCTACGCAAAATTTAAAATTTTATAATGGTTCAGCGTGGGTAAACATAGAAGCCGTTGATACATCATCATTTTCAACTAAGGGATTTTCCACGGCTATGGCTGTGGCTTTATAGGGAGTAAAATATGGCTCAAGATTTTGAACGTAATTTTTTAACTGGAGTAGGTGTAACGCCATTAGATATTCCAGATGGTAGCGATTTCGATTCAGACGATACTTTAATTGGTATTCATTGCGCAAACACTTCAGACAATCAAATTGAAATATCATGTTTTATGACAAGTAGTGCATTTACTGGAAATACTGGCGATCCTTATGCAATTACAGTAACAGTAAATAGCAGTCAATATGTCCTTGATGGAGCAACACAGCCAACGCTTACATTACATAAGGGATTTACTTATGTATTTACATATCCAGCTGCACACCCATTTTCATTATCTACAACTTCTGATGGTACTCATGGTGGTGGTTCTGAATACACAACTGGCGTAACAAGAGATACGAGCGCTAATACATTGACTGTTGTTGTGTCTGACTCAACGCCAGCAACTTTATATTATTATTGTAGCAATCACGCTAGTCATGGTGGCCAAATTACAGTTACGAATGTTCATTACATTATTAAGAATGCACCTATACCAAGAGGAGGTGCGTTGCAGATCCTTGATGGTGGAGCAAAGATGGTAGTGCAAAGTGGGGATCGTATGTTTTTTCAATCAAACACAGCGTCTAGTTTAGACGTTTGGTTATCAAGAGTGGATTTAATTAGTACATAATGGCATATATAGGAAACAAAGCAGACGTTGCATTTACTAGCTTACTTAAACAAGATTTAACTGGTGCTAGTGGCGCAACACTTACATTATCTCATGCAGTAGCTAACGAAAATGACATAGCATTGTATATCAATAATGTAAGGCAAGAGCCTATAAGTGCATATACTGCAAGCAATGTAACAGTAAATCTTACTGGAACTGTATCAGGCACAGATGATATTTATGTAATTTATTTAGCCAGGGCAATACAAACGACTGTTCCACCTGATGGATCAGTAAGCACAGCAAAGATAGCTGATACTGCTGTAACAAATGCTAAAATAGCAAACAGTACAATCGATCTAACAACAAAAGTTACTGGAGTGTTACCAGGTGCAAATGGTGGTTTACCTTTTACATCTACAACTAGACCAGCTTTTCAAGTTCAAATAACAAGTAGTGGTGCAACAAATAGTTCAAATGTATTTTCTAATACTCGTACAATAATGCTAAATCAAGGAAGTCATTGGCAAGCAAGTGGAACTAATGAGGGAAAATTTGTAGCACCAGTTGCTGGTTTATATTATTTTCAATGTCAAGGAGTTGTTTCTGATGGAAGTAATCAAAATGCAGCACAAGTACAATATAAATTACATTTTACAAAAAATGGAAATACCTTATCTGAAATATTAGGTAGACTTTTTTATGGGTATCAAAGGTATGAAGATCATCAAACAGTTAATTTTTCTGAGATAGCAGTTTTAGCAGCAAATGATGCTATAGGAGTAAGAGTAGAACAAGGATATATGAACTCTGGTGCTAACTCTAATACCAATCCTATGTTTTTAGGATATTTTATAGGATAGATTATGGCATTAAGTAAAATACAAGCAGAATCAATGAACCTAGCAGATACGTTTGCTTTTACTGGTACTTTTAGTGGTAGTGGTATGAATTTAATTTTTAGTTCTACACTTACTTCTAGTTCAGGTAATATTGATATTTCTTCTACTTATATCAATTCAACCTATGATGAATATTTTTTAACATTTAATTTAGACCCTGATGAAGATAATAAAAATCTTTATTTACAAGTATTTGTAGGTGGTTCTGCTCAAGGTGGAAGTATATATGCTCATGAAGCTAAACACATTGGTGGTACTACAGGTCAATTAAATAATAATGCTTCTACTGTCTTTAGGTTTAATTCAAAGGGTATTGGATATGAGGATGGAGAGGGTATAAGTGGTCAATTACTTTTCCAAAATGTAAATGATACTAATCATTCATTTTGTTATAGTGGTTTTACAAACTATCACGATACTAATGGTAATCAGGTTTTAGATGCCGTTGGTGGTTCATTAATTAAAGCAAACAAAGCAAGTGTTGTAAATGGTTTAAGATTTTACATGAGTGGTGGAAATTCCACTGGTGACTTTAAACTATATGGATTAAGGAAATAATATGGCAAATATAAAAACAAGTGTTGATGGAGTCATTAGAGAAATGACTGATGCAGAACAAGCAGAATATGATGCAAGACAAAAAGCATGGTCAGATGGTAAAGCTGATAGAGATTTAGCAGAACTTAGAGAGCAAAGAAATACATTACTAGCTGAAACAGATTATCTAGCTTTATCAGATGTAACTATGTCTGATGCTTGGAAAAACTACAGACAAGAATTAAGGGATATAACTAAAACTTTTAAGTCTATGAGCGATAAAGATTTTAAGTTTCCTGAGAAACCAAAGGAGTAGAATATGCCCTATATTGGACGACCATTACTTGCTGGAAGCTATAATAAGCTAGACAACATAACAATTTCTAGTACGACAGATACTTTTGCATTAACAAAAGGCACAGCTGCATTTAATCCAGCTACAGCAGAACAGTTAATTGTATCTGTTAATGGTGTAACACAAGCACCTAGAGATGCTTATAGTGTATCAGGATCAAACATAATATTTACAGAGAACCTGACTACATCAGACACAATAGATTATATAGTTTCTCTTGGAGAAGTTGGTAATTCAGTAGTGCCTACAGATGGTTCTGTTACTGGTGCTAAGTTTAGTTCTACAGTTTATAGAGATGGCATTAGGATAAATGGTAGCCAAGCTACAGATAATGTAACGATTGCTAGTGGAGAAAGAGCAATGGTAGCTGGGGATTACACAATACCTACAAACAAAACATTAACAGTTAATGGAGTATTGACCATTGTCTAAATTATTCGTTGACGAAATACAGCCTAAAACTACTGATGGAATTGTAAGCATACCACCACAAGTAGCTTTTAATGCACATAGAAATAGTGGAGGAGATACTGCTTATAACAATACCATAGTTTTTAATAGCACAACTGTGAATATAGGTAATGGCTTTAATACAAATACTGGTAAGTTTACAGCACCAGTATCTGGTACATATTTTTTTAACACAACTTGTTTAACAACAAGTAACTCTACATCGAATGATTTGCAAATAAGAGTAGATGATACAAATATTGCACAAGGTAGGGCAGATGTAGCTTCTTCGGCACATAATTCTGTTTCAGTAACTGTCATTGCAACACTTACTGAAAATCAAGTTGTAAGTGTTTATAATGCTGGTGGCGATGGTTTTTATGGATCAACTGGAAATTATAATACATTTTGTGGATATTTAATAGGAGCAACAGTATGAGCAGTAAACTAGGTGTAGAAAACATAGCACATACTAACGGAACTAATGCCATGACTATAAGTAGTGGTGGTGTAGCCACGTTCAACAACACACCAAATCTTTCAACGGGAGCAATGACTAATACACCAGCATTTTTAGCAAAGATGTCAGGTAACCAAGATGTAACATCTCAAAGTAAAACGAAAGTTGAATTTGATACAGAAGTTTATGATACAGATGGGAAATATGACCATTCAACAAACTATAGATTTACACCAACAGTAGCTGGAACATATTTTTTATATGCTCAAGTTGATGCTAAATCTAATAATAATACAGAACTTAGAGATTTCTTTCTCGTACTTGCAAAAAATGGTTCAGATTTATATGTAACAAGACATAATCACACAAATAATTTCTCAAATAGAGAGGCTTTGAATATACAGGTTACAGATGTAGCAAATACTACAGATTATTATGAAGTAAAGGTTTATGTAAGTGATGCAAGTGGTAATCCAACATTAACTGCTCTTGAGCCATTAGGAGGT